AGTTCTAGTAACGTTACAGTCCAGTTTGAAGATGGTACAGTTGTTAAAAATCTCCTCTATCATAATTTTGCAAAAGGTGAAGTTTTAAATCGGAATTTCCTTTCTATTGAAGGAGTTGGTTTTTTGGGAGGAAAAATTCATAAAGATGAAATAAAATATCTCAAAGTATGGAGAAATATGTTCGTTCGATGTTATGATAAGAAAGTTCATTTAGAACAACCAACCTACAAAGGTTGTTCAGTTCACCCTGATTGGCATAATTTTCAAAATATTATCAAGTGGATTAAGGAAAATTATGTAGAAAAATGTCATTTGGATAAAGATTTACTAGTTCCGGGAAATAAAATCTATGGACCTGAAACTTGTTGTTTTGTTCCTCATGAATTAAATCAACAGTTTAGAGGAGATAAAACTAGAGTTAACGGTTTGCCTAGAGGTGTGTCAGTAAACGGTAAAAAATATTCTGCACTTCTTCGTATAGATGGAGAAAACATTTACTTTGGTTCTTTCGATACTATCGAAACTGCAAGTAAAGCCTACGAGAAAGAGAGACGTAAAAAACTCATCTGTTTGGCAGAAAAATATAAAACACAACTAAATAAAAAGGTTTATGAACTCTTAAAAAATAATATTGATGGAACTACTAAATAGTCAAATTAGTTTTTTTAATAATATTACTAAAACTGATGTAGTCCAAAAACGATATACTATCCAAGACTGTATTAGTGATATTAGAGAGTGTAAATATAAAGAAACTATAGATAAAATAAGAAAAGGGGATAGTGGACTCAAGAAAAAACTTCCAGCTATCTCAGTACACGGTACCTTCAAAGATTTTAGAGAGAAAAAGGACTTTATTTTAGCTAGTGGGCTTATAATTATAGACTTAGATGATATTGACAGATCAGATGATATCGAGGAAATCAAAGAAGATATAATGTCGAGTTTAGACTATGTTTTTTGTGTAATGGTTTCTCCTAGTGGAAATGGAATCAAGGCTCTTTGTTATGTAGAACCTGATTTCGTAACAGCTGATAACTATCGAGAAATTGGGAAATACTTAAGTAAGGACTTCATTGGGTATTGTAAAAAAGTAGATTGGTTAAGTGTTACTGATTGTTTACTTATTTCAGCTGATTCAAACATTTTGGTAAATTATGAAGTAGTTCCTGCATCTGTTTATTTGAAAGAAGTAAAGATAACTCAAGTAGAACTAGAACCACTCGATAAGAATAAGACTCTATGGACAGACGTTGAAGAGTTTTACATGACTGTTTTATCAGAGAATATTGACCAACATTCTTCAAACAATTTTCACTATCTACAGATGGCAATGTTAGATTTAAAAAAGTATGGTTTTGAACACCCGAGAGATGACCTCAGTTTTGTAATCGATTATGCTGAAGCAGTTCATAAAAGGTCTGGTGATAACAAAACCCGATTTTTAGAACTAGTTGAAATTTGTAAGAGATATCCCCAAACCTTTTGGCCTTACAAAACCACAAGAGATTCTAATGATGAAGATGAAGAGGATGAACAAGTTTATGATTACTCTGAGTTTATTAAGAAAACAGATGAACCAACTGACACTGGTTCTGAGGTAGTTGAAGGTGACCAGGATAACGAAGGTATGATAGATTATGTCTCCTTTACAGAGAGGTTGTTACAGGTTGCTATGGAAGGAGATAGAGTTGGAGCTGAAATATCATTGAAATCTTTTTCTGATATATTCAGATTTAGGGGAACTGGAATTCTAACTGTTACTGGTATTCCCGGTCATGGAAAAACCGAATTCATTGACCAGTGTATTCTCGATTTAGCTAGATTATACAATCAAGAAACATTAGTAGCTGGTTTTGAACAAACTCCTGAGGAACATGTCTTAAAATTGATTAGAAAAATGATTGGGAAAGACGTAGGATGTAAATCTTATTTAGGTTCCAAAGAAAATGTAGATGAAATAGTGAAGGTATCAAAATTTGTTACCTCTAAAATCAAACACATTGATACAATCAAACAAGGCAGTGATATTAAGAACCTTCTTCAAATATCAGCTAAACAAATCCAGAAATCAAGAGAGGGTGGCAAAATAGGGATTAAGTATGTAGTTATCGACCCCTACAATATGTTATCAATTAAAGGTTCTAGATTACAGGGTTTTGAAAAGGTAGAGGATATTCTTCGAAAGATTACAATCTTCTCTCATCAAATGGACGTATTAGTAATTCTAGTAGCACACCCAGTTAAGATAAAGAAAGATGAAAAAACTAAGATGTATGAAGTTCCAGATTTCTACTCTGTAAAGGGTTCTTCAGCTTTCTTTGAAATGAGTTATCATGGATTAGTGGTTTATAGAGAAGGATATCTTTCAAGTGATAAAGTTCTTGTTAGAGTACTAAAGGTGAAACAAGCTAACCTTGGTAAAACAATGGAAGAAGTCTATTTAGGGTATGATAAAAACTCTGGTCGATATATCCCTTTAGATGAAGAGGGTAATGAAGAAGGTGGTGACCACAGAACTAAAGATTGGCTAAGTTTAGTTAAGAAAGAATATTTAACCTAAATTCTTAGTTCTAGGTAATTCTAACTAGGTATCTTTAGGTTTATCTAGTTTCTAATATATTGATATAGATTAAAAATTTTAAAACCTTAGAACCTTAGAACCAAAATTTTAAGGTTTTAAAATCTTTTTAAAAATAAAGGGTAAAAAATTTGTTTATAAGGACACTATTAATTAATTTTATCCTGTAAAAAGAAATACTAATTAAAAATCAATATCATGACAAATTTAGAAGTAGGACAAAAAGTAAAATGGGTATCTGGAAACGTTGAATGTAAAGGTGTAGTTCTTGAATGTAAAGGAGAACTTACTGATGTAGTAGTTCACTATATTGGAACTAGATTTTCTGGAACAACCTTAGAGATATTAACAAGTGTATTAATTAAAGTAAACTAAGTTATGACAAAGAAACCATCCATTACAGCCAAAACTCAAATTAGAATCGGGTTATTTATTGCAGCCTATTTTATACTACAACTCTTAAGATTATAGTTATGAGTCAACTTAAATTACAATTAGATGTTGAGATAAAGAAACCTTTTAAAACAGTCAAAGGTTTAAACAAGATATTACAAGCTCCTGTTTGTAAAGGTTGGAACAAAACTAAAAAATAAAAGTTATGAAAATGATAATTACTCCGGAGGAGGTTCAAAGTTTAACAGGTAAGTTCATTATACAGTTAAACTGTAATGAAGAAAGTAGAATGGTTCATAATACTATTAACGAAAAGAATTGGGATTTTATGAAAGAGAAAAGAATCTCTTTTGTATGTGGGTTAGTTTGGCAAGGGTTCTACTATGAACATAAGAAGTTTGAAACAAAGGAACAGTTTAGTGAATATTTCAATAATTACTTAGAGTCAAAACCAAACTCTAGATACCACAGGTTACTCACTTCAGATGAGTTAGACTTTGTATTAGAGAAAATGAAACAAGAAAATTACTAACCTCATAAAGTAACAAAAGTATATGAATCAGATTTCTAATGAACTAAGAATGAAGATTAAAGGAGAAGATAGAATCTGGAAAGATATCTACTCTAAATCACAAAATTCCAGAACTGTTACTCAATCTCAAACCGGACAAAGACTTATACTAGATGAAGCCATTAGATTAACTCCAATCATAGTTAGTTGGATACACGATAGTAAAAAATCTGGTTATAAAAAAGAGTTAGATGAAACCTTTTTAGATGAACAAGAGATTCTCCTAAAAATTACCGAAACTCTTTTGATACTTACCTCCTCTATTTTAATTATCTCTACAAAATCAGTTACAACAACTCGTTATTCTAATGTAGTTATCATTCAAGAGAAACTATTTAAAAAACTCAGTTTTGAATCTACCTGGAGGTTTATAGAGGTATTAGTAGAAAGTAGTACTTTCCTTTCATCGAAAACAACAAAGGAGAAAGTGAATGGAATTTTACAAACCAAAATCTCTTATCAATGTGATTTATCATCTAAGATTAAAGAAGAACTAACTGTAATGTCTTGTTATGCCTTCTTTCCTGAACCAATGATTACTAAACCTATTGATTGGTCTTTTGAAAATGGAGAATTAAGAGGAGGGTATGAAACCTATCAGTATCAACTAATTAGATTTAGAGGTGAAGTAGATTACACTAAGTATTCTGATAAGATATTCCAATCAGTTAATTCAGCACAAAGTGTTCCTTGGAGGGTTAATAAAGAGGTAGTAGATATAATCAGAAATGAATTAGTATTCCCAAACATTGAAGATTATGTAAAAGTAGAGTATCCTCATATAGATGAGAATATCTGGACAGTAGATGAAGAAACCTTAACAGAGGAACAAAAAGAACAAAACCTATTGTTAAAACAAGCTTACTTCAAAGAGGTTGAACTCTACAAAGCAGAGAAAAGTGACTTTGAATCAGAAGTTGGGAAATATAGAGCCGTTAGATTAGCCTTAGAAATTGCAGAACTATACAAAGATTATGATGAAATCTATTTTCCTCACTCTTATGATTTTAGAGGTAGAATTTATCCAATACCCGTTGGGTTATCTCCTCAAGGTTCTGATACTGTTAAAGCCATGATTGATTACAAACATGGAGAAGTATTAACCGAAAAAGGTAAAGAGTGGGCTTATGCTTATTTAACATCTCTATTCGGAGAAGATAAATTACCTTTCCGAGAAAGAGTTGAAAGAGGAAAAATCTTAGTAAAAGAAGACTGGAGATTAGCTGAAGAACCTTATCAGTTTCTTTCACATCAACTTGAACTTAAAAAACTTGAGTTAAATCCTCTTTATGAATTCAAAGGAAGGATTCACTTAGATGCCTGTAATAGTGGTTCTCAATTTACATCAGCTATGACTAACGATTTAGATGGGTGTTTAGCAACTAATGTTACTCCTACTTTTAAAAAAGGAGTTCAAGATAGACAAGATGCCTACATTCTGGTTTCTAAAAAGGCTTTAACAATTACTAACTCTCTTTTAAAATCATCAGATTCTGAAATAAAAGAGGAATTAAGTTTCTTTAAAAACTTATTAACTGAAAAAGGAAGAAAGGTTTGTAAAACAGCTGTAATGGTTTCAAACTATGGAGGAACAGAAGGTGGTCGTTCAGAAATTGTTTGGGATTTATTGAGGGAGTTAAAGGTAGATAGAAGTTTAATCACTAAACAAAATGCCTCTTTGTTCAGTAGAATAATTGGACAGTCTATTGTAGGTGTTTTAAGAGGAGGAAAAGCTTTTGAAGCCTATATTCATCAAATGAGTGCAATTTTAACCAAGAGTAATAAACCTACTACTTGGACTACTTCTGATGGATTTCATGTAATTCATATTAAGAAAAAAGAAGGACAAGGAACACAAATTAGTTGTTTACTTCCTGGTTCAAGAAGAGTAACTACTCTATTAAAGAAGAGGTACTTAAATGAAATTTCAGCCAGAAAGATGAAATCAGCTATCAGTCCTAATTTTGTCCACTCTTTAGATGCTGAATTACTTAGGAAAGTCTTACTTAGAACAGTAGAAGAAGGGATTACTAGTACTGATTGGATACATGATTCTTTTGGTTGTCTCCCAAATCATGTTGATAGGTTATTAGATATAACCAAAGAGGAGTTTATTAATCTAATGGCCTCAAAACCATTAGAAACTTTAGACAAACAACTTAGAGAACAGATAGAAAAAACTAAGCCTAATATTAAATTGTTAGAGGGAGTTAAAATACCAGATTTGAGTAAAAAAGATAAACCATTTAACTTGAGTCTAGTTATGGATTCAGAGTGGTTCTTTAGTTAATTTTTAAAAAAGAAAAGTTATGAAAAGATTATTTATTGTTACGTATTATGTATGTTTTGATACCGGAACCTCTCAACATGACAGGTTTCAGAAGTTTTGGATTTGGAACGTTCCTACTTTCTTTGATTGGATGAAGAAAAAAAGACAGGAGGTTCAGAATCAAGTTCAAAAGAATATAGTAGTAATAAACTGTGGTAAACTTTAGACTATAAATAGTAGTTGTAACATAGTAGATAAGGGTGAAATTAAGATATTCTTAGTATGAACTACCTAAGTTTACAGTTGATTTTAACATCTTGATTTCTAAGGTGTTAGACACACTCCAGGCTATAAGATAGAATCATGGTTTGAACTCTATTAGAGGCTTTTGTTTTCTTTTACCCTCTCTAAAAATAAAAGTTTTAATCACTCTCAGACTGACCGGAAATTTCCGTGTTGGGAGAGAGTATTATTCGGTATTCTCTACTTTTTTACAATAAATAAGTATTTATATACTGGTTTTAATACTCTCTCCTGACTCTAGGTTGTTAAATGATAATAACAGTGTTAAAAACCTTTATATACGAAGTATAATAATTAATATTATTTAATATATCACGTACGTACACGAGGAATATCAGAGAAGAACACCTTCATAAAGTATGAAATCAGAAGAGAAGCCCGGTGGAGAAAAATCAGTTATCTAAAACCTTGATTTAAAAGGAGTTAATCCACACTCCATACTATAAGATAAAATCATGGTTTTAAATCCATGGTAAATAAGTTTTTGGATAATTTCTGAACAGGAACAAGTGAAGTAGATTTACTCTATGAGGAACTTATGTTGTTCAAAACTTACTGAGTTCATAAGAGAAGTAAAGCTCTAGGTGATAAGGTTCGACCCTGACTCAGAGCAAAGAATATAATACTAACAACTGGAATTCCCAGTTTAATAAATTTAGATATGGGATTCGAGATACAGAATTATAGAGAATTAACCCAGATTGAAACTCGACAAGACCAAGCACTGGGAATTATGAAGTGGGGAACTAATAATGCTTTCCCACAAACGTTAAAAAACCTGATAGACCAATCCTCAGTAGCAAAACCTGCTATTGATAGGGTTATTAAGTTCTATAAGGGAGGAAAATTCGAAGGAGAAGACACAATTATATCTTCTTCAGGACTAACATTAAAAGGGTTAGTTGCAATTTTAGCAGATGATTATGCTACTTTCAATGCTTATTCTATTCACTCTAATTTTGATATTGAAGGAACAGTATCGAGTATAGAACCTTTACGAATTACAGATTTAAGATTTAATGAGTTTGATGAACTTAATACTTCATCCAAATTAGGGTACCACCCTGATTTTGGACTCAACTCTGTAGTAAAGAAAACTATTACACAAACTGTAACAAAAGCCAAGATTAAATGGATAGATAAGTTCAATCCAGATTCTGTATTGAAACAGATAGAAAATACTAAGAAAGGAATCTCAAACTATAATGGACAAGTATTGTACCATTCAGAGGCAGGTTCTTCATCTTACCCTATCCCTACTTTACAGGCTCAAATTAATTACATGCTTTCTGATATAGAAAATAGTATTTTAGTGAGGAAAGAAACTGCAACTGGTTTCATTAATTCTTATCTACTTAAAACTATGTTGGCTTCAGAAGACCCAAATCTAAAAGCTTTAGAGTCTGCAATTGCACAGGCTCAAGGAGCAAGAGGGAGTGGAAAGATTATTACTCTTTCAGGATTATCTCCTGATGAAGTAAATAACAGTTTATTAGAAGAGATTGGTTCAGGAGGAAGTGGAGCAGCTGCTATAATTGAGTCTTGTACTAAAACTTATGAGTTGGCTCACAAGGTTATCAACGGGGCTTATTTAATCCCTCCGATTTTGTCAGGAGCAGACCAAAAAACTGGTTTCTCTTCTGCTGATTTAAAGGAGGCTTATTTTGTATTCAACTCCATCACTCAAACTGGTAGAGATACAATAGAGAGTGGAGTAAATAGGGTTTTAGAACAAGGGGATTTTGGAATCAAAAGTATTAAGTTACAGAGGTTAACTCTAGATGAAGAAGTCCCAGTAGCTACAGAACCAACTACAAAAAAATCTAGACTGACTAATCTAGTTATGGGAGGACCCGGAAGTGGGCCTAATCCCGGAGGAGGATCATCAGATGAAAGTTCTAATTCAGTGAGTCAAAGTGACTATGATGAAGCGGCTCAGAATGAAAACTATACAACCTTCAAAAGTGGTACACCCGATGAAAAAACAATAATTAGTTTTACAGAAAGAGGTTTTGATGTAAACTATGCAATCAGAGAAGGTAGTACAAACAGTGTTGATGAAAAGTATATAAGTAATCTAAACAATAGTCTTTCAAAGTTACCAAGTGACCAAGGGAACATATTGTATAGAGGTGTAAACATGCCTTCAAGTGACCTAGAGTTAATACACCCGGGAGAAGAATTAAACTTTAAAGGTTTTACTTCAACAACAAAAGATAGAACTAGGGTTGAGAGATTTAATTCAAAGAATCAGAAACCTGGCGATAGTTCAGTAGTATTTAAGATTGAAGGACACAAGAACGGTAAAGATATTTCAAAAATCTCTGGTATGACACATGAACAAGAGGTACTATTCAAAACTAACACTAGTTGGGAGATAGTATCAAAAAATGGTAATGAAATAACTATTAAAGAAAAGTAAGTGTATGTATAATCCAGATAATACTAAACAGTTGATTGTGGTTGATATAGCTCAGGCTCTAATTGATTATTGTTCGATTCAACCTGATATTGATGAATCTAAAATTCAAACAGCAGAGTGGATAGCACAAAAAGTCGACCTCAAAAGATTAATTGGAGAAGTCAATGTGAACAGATGTATTGATCCCATTAATTTTGAAGAACCACCTTCTACTGCTGATATAGCTTTAAGAGAGTTAGTAATTCCGGCAATTGCTTTCTTTACTTATTCTAGACTCTTGAGAATGTTTCCAGGAACATTTACTGATTCAGGGTATATAATCGAGAAAGAGGCATCAGATAAAGGGGTAACTGCAAATGTATCAAATGAATACAAAGCAATTGCTGAAACTTTTATGGAGGATGTATTTACTTTTTTAAAAGGAGAGTCTCCAAACGATGTAGAGGTGAAGAAAGAAAACTTAACTCCTTCTATTAGAGCCTTTGGTGGTAATGAGTTTAGAGGAAGTAACTAATCTATAAAGTATGAAATCAAGAATTATGAAAATGAGAGGATTAGGCAAGAAACTTGGAATAAGAGAAATCAAACCAGTTCAAAACACTAATACAATCCCAAAGAGGAAAAAGAGAAAATAATTAGTAATAAATAAAAACCTAGAGAAATGGCGGCAGCAACTTTGAAAATATTCTTAGAACAAAATTTAGCTACTCAGTATGCAGATTTAAAAACTGCAGGAGTGTTAAAAAAGAAAGATGATGATAATTATCGAGATAAGTATGAAAAATATACTTTCTTAACAGCAGAGTTTACAGTTAAAAAGAAATCAGGAGTTGTTCAATCAATACAAATTGATTGTGCAAAGGTTCCTACATTGACATAAATAATAGTACTCTGAACTGAAACATCTAAGTAGGAGTATTTACTATTCTTCATAATTCTCCTCCAACTGATGTGAGCGGATATTCATACTTCCGATAAAATATGGAGATATACTAATCAATGCTGAAATAAAGTTATTATTGAAGATAGATTAAGGTTTGTACTAATCACGGTTAAGTTTAGAACTAGTTTCTAGAGCCTTAAAAACTACGAGATTAACGGAGAAATTTATGAGTGGTCAAAGTAGCTGAACTGCAAATTCAGTCCTTCGGGTTCACAGGTTCGAATCCTGTTTTCTCCTCGAATTAGGTTTTAGACTTTTTGCCTAGAAATATTATAAAGTCAACGGTAGTGTAGCTCAGTCGGTAGAGCAGTAGACTGAAAATCTATGTGTCAGGAGTTCGAACCTCTTCAGTATCACAAACTAAACTTAGAAAGAATGAAAATAGCAAAAGCAATTTGGAAAATCTTTCTTCTAGTAACAGTTTTGACAATTCCTAGATTAATCGTATGGTTATTAAATGGAATAATTAGAGTTATAGTAATTATTAAAAAAACTATTTCTTACCTCATAAAGTTAATAGAAGAAGAAGTAAACCCCATTAATCATGAAAAAATATCCAATTCTAAAAACTAAAGAATGGGTGTTAACAGAAAGGCAGGAAGAAGTTAAACAACTAATTCAAATAACACTACAGATAAACCCTGATATAACTACATTTAGACAGATATCTGAAACGACAGGGGCAGTACAATGGGAGATCGACAAAGTATTTGACTTATGTCCAGAACTCAAAGCTGAATTCTCAGTTAGAAGAAGAAGTTTAGCTAATAAAGCAGTAGATAACATCCATGAGATTGTTAATAATTTTAACCACCCTCAAAATTTTCAGGCTTCAAAATTTATAGTACAGACATACAAGAATGAACTTGATGAGGATTTAATCCCTAAGGTTTCAACAGAAGTAGGATTTGACATAAAAAATGGCCAAATAAGTCCCGTATCGATAACTTTCTCTTCAAAAAAATAATCTTATGGAGAAAGAAATTGAAGAAGAAAAAGAAGAAATAGTAATTAATACTCTCTTTGAGCCTTTATTCTCAGATAAATTAACTGATAAAAGATACTATCAAGTATATGGAGGTCGTGGTTCAGGAAAGTCATTTACAGCTGCCTTAGCAGTTACATTAAAAACCTACTCTCCATTTAAACATAGAATACTCTATTTAAGACAAACGATGGTATCATCTGAAGATTCTACAATAGCAGATATTAGAATGGTAATAGAGAAGTTAAGAATAGGCCATGATTTTGAAGAAAAAAATGGCGTAATAGTAAATAAAAAGACAGGGTCAACAATAACCTTTAAGGGAATACGTTCTTCAGGAGCACAAACGGCTAAGTTAAAATCTTTATCTGGAGTAACCACTTTAGTAATAGAGGAGGCAGAAGAAGTTGAGTCCTTTGAAGAGTTCTCCAAAGTGGATGAGTCAATCAGGATAAAAGGGAAACCTTTGAAAGTAATACTCATTTACAATCCTACATCAAGTATAGCCAGTTGGATACATCAAGAATGGTTTGAGGATGGATTCCCTTTAGAAAGTAGAGAAGATGATACAGTATACATTCACTCTACCTATTTAGATAATCTAGAGAACCTAAATGAATCCACCATAAAAACATACGAAAGATATAAGTTAACAAATCCAACATATTACACCAATACAATTTTAGCTGAATGGACATTAGAAACCCAAGGCAGAATATATGATGGATGGGATAGATTTGACTACTTTGATAATGATGGTGAAACCTGGTATGGAATGGACTTTGGTTATGGAGGTAAAGACAGTACATCTGTAATTAAGATAACTTATTTTGAGAAAGTGTATTATGTACAACAGGTTTTTTCAATGCCTAAGATGAAAATCAAAGACATGGTAAGGGAGTTAAAAAGAAAAGTTCCACCACACTCTAGAATTTATGCAGATTCGGCTATGCCATTACTGATAAATGAAATTAGAGATGAAGGATTCTCAGGAATTATACCTTGTCAAAAAGGAAACGTGGAATCAGGAATAAAAAGGGTACAAGATAAAAGAATAGTTATTGTAGGAAGTAAAGAATCAGGCTTATATAAAGGATACCAAAAATTCAGAAGAGATAAGAATGATAAACTAATCCACGAACCAGATGAACTAGCAGCCTTAAGATATGGTATCAACAGTCATAGACCTATCGAAACTAGAACAAGAGGTTCAGTAACAGTGAATAAACCAAGAGGTTATATATAACCTGATTGATAATAAGAACAGAAGGTGACTTATGGTTTTGTTAAAGATTAATATATAGATACCATTTGATAATAATAAGGTCTTAGACCCTTTATTTGATAATGGTCTTTCATAACTAGATTAATAAAGTGTAAAAGAAATTAAGTGAAATTAATGGAATTTTATAAATCAGTTGAGAAAACAGAACTTAGTAGAAAAAAGCCAAGAAGAGTAATAAGAGTGTAAGAATAAAAAACAAATCTTGGTAAGAAAGAAAATAAGGAAGAAATAGATATGAAATTAACTAGAATAAAATTTCTAACTATTTCATCAAGTTCCATTCTGACACCGTACACCACCATATTAAATGAGGGTTTTCAGTATAGGGTTTAGTAAGAGAGTGTGAAGTTATTAACTAGGGTAACACAGTTTTATAGAATTTAGGGAGTAAATAGAGTAGTGAGAACTAAGTTGGGTTTAAAATCGAAGGGTTTTACAAAGGTTTGGTTAGATTTAGAAAGGTTTTGGTATGGATTTAGTATAAAGAGAGTAGAAAATCGGTGGTGAAAACTCCGGATAAATTTATTTTTTTTTGTTTCAAAAAACTTTTTTCAAAAACCCGATTTCTCCAACTCTCATTTGATAACCTGTTATAGCCGCCCCGGGCTGAATTAACTCTCAGGTCAATGAACATTGAATTTTACTGTTTATTAATTATCAGTATTATCAGAGTAGTTTTATATTTAAACGTATTAACTAACATCTGTTTAATAAGAGGGTTTTACAAATAAAGTTTTCTAATAAACAAATTTTTTATTAAAAGAGTTATTCTTATCTTTATAATTACAGATTGTTCTATCCCTAATTAAGGCTCGGTAGTAGGTTATACATAGTACCATCCGCTTTCTAGAAAACTTTTATTCGAATAAACAAGTTTTAACACAGTTATTTTAAAAACCAATGTCCCTTTATCTCTCTTAATATTTCTGTATTCTTTATTTAGGGTATTTAGATAGGGTAAAATCCCTTTGTTAAAAACAGTATAACATAAAAACCAACCCTTTTGACAGAGTTGGCTTTGTATGATGATTAGATTAGTCGTTATCTGGTGCAACCACTGTGATAGTAGTAGCGGCAATTTGGAAGGCAACCCATCCTGTAGCTGATACTTGAATACATCGGAGTAAGGTGTTTGCGGCAACGTCTAGTTGGTTTGTACCGTCTGCGTCTACTGTGTTGATAGTGTTGTTAGAACTTGCTGGTGTGATGAGTTCGTAACCGTTTGAGCCTACAAAGATGTCAATTTCTTGACCGATTGTAGCTGATGAAATAGCTGGAAGTGATACTTGGTTTGTAGCGGCTGATGATGTCTTTAGTATCAAAGTCAGTAGCTTGCGCTTCTTTCTCTACTGCAACAATAACCACGTTATCAAACGGTAGTTTACCTAGAATCTCATCGTAATCTCCATCAACGTATTTAGAAGCCCAGTAGAGTGTTGCTTTTTGAATAGTCTCTAACTGATTGTACTCGTAGCCCTCAACAACTGAAATAAAGTCAGACTCGTAAGAGCGTTGTGCATCTCGTATGAAAGAATAGATTGACATAGTTTAGGAAGTCCAAGCCCTAAACAAATTAGTTTTTATAATTATAACACGTTCTATGCACGAAACGCTCCAGACTTTGAGATAGGAAGTGATGCGTAATAGTTATCAAGCGAGCTATCATTTCCGCCGACGGTTTCCCACATATGCAAACAATACCGAGTAGCATCGAGTCCGTGGTCATGCTCTTTAATCGGTAGTTCTGGTTCGTTTAGGTCAATACGACTATTACCGTGGTCACGATAACGATACTGATTTAATTCAAACTGTAAGTTTGGACAACCAACAATGAATAGTCTGTTCTGCTTAAAAAGTGATTGTACTGTCTGAACGCCAGCACTAATGTCTTTTGATACTTCTTTAACTTGCAGTCCCTTGCGTCTAAGGTGAGCGCAACCTTCTGCATCAGCAGGGTCTGGATACCATTCTCTTACGCCTCTCGCTACAGCTAAATCAGCTAATTCTTCATGTAGCTTGCCTGTTTCGTAAAACTCATC